CTGGCATCGTCTGGACGACGCCCGCCATGTCGAGATACTGGATCGACACGACGCGAATCACCGGCGCGCGCTGGAGATAGATCGCGTGCCCCGGCAGCGTGTACGGTCTGCCGTATGGAATGCCGATCATCGACGGACCAGGAAAGCTGTCGAGGATCTGCTTCCAGCGCGCCGAGACCATCTGCTTGCGCGTCTCACCCTCGGCATAGTCGCGCGCGGCCGATGCCAGCGCGCCGATCAGCAAGTCGTCATCGTCGATGTCGACGCGCAGATGCAGTTTCGCCTCGGGAAGGCTGACCGGCTCGACGGTAGGCGGCGTAATCAGTTGCAGGGGCATAGAAAAAGGGCGGCCGTGACCGCCCTCTCCTCGTCAGTGTTGCTGGATTAGCCTGCGACCTGAACCACGGATGCAGCGTTCGCGGCGGATGCCGGCGCGAAACGCGGCGTGAAGCCGAACAGCGTCACGGCGGTCAGGCTGGCGGCTGTGCCGACGGTCAGCGACAGCGCGATGTAGGCGAAGCCGCCCTCGACGTCGAGTTGCTGCGGGTCGAGGTTGAGTTCCGCCTGCACGTTATCGCCGCTCGCCTTGACGATCTGCGCAATGGTGGCGCCCGCGACGTCTTTCGCGCCGGTGCCAGCAGCGTCCTTTGCCTGTTGGAACTTCGCATCCACCGTCGCGGCCGCGCCGAGCACGCCGGTCTGGATCAGGCCGAGAAACTTGTTGAAGTTCGCGGCAGGAACCCACGCGGTAACCAGGGCGCCCACGGCTTGGCTCGACGGGCTGATGGCGCCAAGCACTGCCACCTGTTCGGAGGCTTTGATGTTCGGAATCATGGTCGTTCCTCAGAAAACTTGAGAGAAGTTGCCGACGGCTGTTACGCCGCCGGTCAGGTGGATCAGCGCGCGCCGAGCTGGATGAACGGCGAGAGCGTGTTTGCTCCCTTGGCCTGCGCGATCGGGTTGACGATCTTCGGCTGACCATCCACGCGGAAGATTGCGCGGAACGCGGTAGCATCGGCATCGAAGTACAGGTGCATCGACGTTGCCGTCTGGACGCCGCCAGCCTTCGTGATCGTGCGGTAGTACGACAGGTCGATCAGGCTGATGTCGCCCTGCGCGCTGAATGCCGCAGCGTGCTGGCTGACCATGATCGGGCGGCCCATCAGCGTGCCGTACGGCGAACCTTGCGCGCCCTGCGAGATCGGCAGGTAGATCGGGTAGTTACCCAGCGTCAGGCCGAACAGCGACGGCAGCGCGTCCGGGGTGATCATCCACGCCGACTTCGGAAAGCTTCCCGGCGTGAGGCGGGCAATCATATTCGACACATTGCCGAGCGACACGGTCTTGGTCGCCTGGCCCTGATCCTTGGCTTGCACCACGGCCGCCTGGCCGTTGAACGCACCTTCCGGCTGGCCCGCGCCGGTACCGAACAGAATCGCTTCGTTCGTCTTCCAGCGGATCGAGCGCGCCATCAGGCCCGGCAGGTACGATTCGAGTGCGTTGGCATCCTCGAGCAGTTCGTCAGTGACCGGCGTCAGAGCCATCAGCTTGTGCAGGCGCAGCGTCGAGACGCCGAGCTTCGGCTTCGTCGCATTGGCGGCAGCTGCTTCGGCTTGCCAGTACGCGCGCACGCCATCCGTTCCCCACGGCGTGGTTTCGTCCTTCGGGAACGTCATCCCGTTGCCGCCGACCTCGATGTTGTCGGTCATCGGCAACAGTGCGTCGTCTTCCAGCGACAGCGTGAAGATGTCGCTCGAGAACGCCGGCGGAATCAGGAAGCCGCCGTCGGTGCCCGACGCCTCATTGGCGTACGTACCGGCGCCCGGCGCGGCAGCGCCAATCACGAGGCGCTGGTCAATGCTGCCGTTGAGCTGGCTGCCAGCGCGCACTGCCATGGCGAACTCGCCGAACGACTGGAAGCCGCGGCGGGTGTCGTTTTCGATGTTTTCGCTCACGCTGATTCGCGCGCCTTCCTGGATCGCCACACCGGCCGAGCGCTCGGCTTCAATTAGCGCTTCTTCGCGCGAAATTGCTGCTGCAGTGCGCTCCAGGCCGGTGCGCTCGGCCTCGAACGAGGCAACCTCGTCGTCGGTCAGATCGCGGCCTTCGGATGCGGCCTTGTCGGTGATCGCGCGCATCGAGGTGACGTGCTTTGCTTTGCGGGCTTGCAGCTCGCGGAGTTGCTTGGACATTTAAGGGCTCCTGAAACGAAAAAACCGCCTCGCGGCGGCTGAATTTACGGTTTGCGCTCAGTCGGAGGACTGCACACAACGCGCTTGTTGGCGCGGTGCTCGGGCTTAGCGCTCAGCCCATAATCGCGATTTCGCGCTGCGCGCGGGCCAATCTACTGGCGGCCGGCCTCGCCGCCTTGATGTTTCGCTGCATCTTCGCCACCACGTCATCGAAGGTCGCGATGCCGTCGACCATGCGCTCGGACATAGCCTGATCGGCGCCGAGCACGCGCCCCTGGCCCATGCCATTGCGCACCTGGTCGATACCGACCTTGCGGCCCTTCGCAACGCCCTTGGTAAAGGCTGCGTAGTAGTCGTCGACACGGGACTGCATGAATGATTGCGCTTCCGCATCCAGCGGCTGATATGGGTTGCCTTCGACCTTGAACTTGCCGGCGGAAATCAGGGTGATGGACACACCCTCTTCCTCCATGGCTTTCGACCAGTCCTGGTGCGCCTGCCACACGCCGATCGACCCGACCTCGCCACCCGGAGTGACGTAAAACTCGGTTGCGGCGCAGCCGATCCAGTAAGCCGCGCTCGCAGCAAGGCTGTTCGCCACGGCGATGACTGGCTTCTTCGCCTGCTGAATCTCTGCCGCGAGCTCTTGCACGCCGTAGACGGAACCGCCGGGGCTGTCGATGTCGAGCAGGATTTGCGAAACGGTGTCGTCAGCCGAAGCATCGGCCAGGGCCGCACTGATCTGCTGCGTGCTGGTCCCGCCGTCGCAGATATTGATCTGACTCGCGCGCTGAACGATGGCGCCATGCACCGGAATCACAGCGATCGCGCCCGATCGCACGTTGCCGCGACTGCGCGGGCCGGCCGATACGCCTTGCGCCGACTCGTCTTCGATGTCGGCATGAATCCCGCTCTCGCGCCGCGCCAGCACTGCCGCATAAGCGGCCATGCGCTCGGGCATAAGCGCCCACGGCGTAGCGAGACACCACGTGATGAATCGTTCGTTTCTCATTGTTCGCCCGTACTGGATGGGTCTTTCGGCTCCTGCGCTCCCTGCGCCGGCGGCTGGTTTTGCTGCTGCGCCTGCAGCGCCTTTGCGTCGCTGACCGGAATCATGTTCAGCGGCATCAACGGTTCGTCGAGGCCATCCATCGGCTCCATGTTCTCGCTCTCGCGAGCCTGATTGCGTGTCAGCCAACCATCGAGGATGCCGTTGTGGTAGTACATCGATCGCGCCTGCTGGTCGCCGCGCAGCAGACCGGCAAAGTCGAATTCGACTTCGATGTTTCGATCCTGCTCGAGCAATAGATTCGACTCGATCGACGATTCCCAGCGCTCAGCCCACGGCGTCATCGTGTAGATGACGAAATCGAGCGATTGCTGTTCGATGTTGGAGAACGTTGCCTTGCTCAGGTCGCCCACCAGGTGCGGCGGTATCCGGAACATGCGGGCGATGTCGCCGACTTGATACTGCCGCGCTTCGAGGAACTGGCTGTCTTTGTTCGTCAGGCCCAGCTCGTGGAACTTCATGCCGTATTCGAGCACGGCGATCTTGCCGCGATTCAGGCCCGTTTGCGCCGCCTGGAATGACTCGCGGAACGTGTCGCGCGCGGACTTATCCTTGAAGTTGCCCGGAAATTCAATCCAGCCGCCGCCCGGCTTCGCGTCGTTCTGGAAGAACCGCGCGCCGTACTCCTGCGCCGACAATCCGAGGCCGACTGCTTCCCGCGCGATCTCGATCGGATTCAAGCCGACGATGCCATCGCTGGAGAGTCCGCGGATGTGCCACAGTTCGCCGCGCGTGAACACGCGGACCGAGCCGAACCGGTCGGTGTAACGGTACCGGTAATCAAAGTCACCGCCGCCGTCGAGCAGATCGATCTTGATGCGATCCGGATGCAATGGGATCAGGTCGGTGATATTGCCGCGCCGGTCCGTGACGATCTGATTGAAGGCGTTGCCTCGCATGGCGAGGTGCCCTTGCATCATCTCGCGCCACTCGAACGGCGTCTGATACTGGTTCGGACGACGGCAAAGCAGATCGAGCAGCCAGTGCTTGCGAATCGGCGTTTTTTTGTAACCGCCGACGTCGTAAAGACGCATCGGCAGCACGCTAAACGACTCGGCGAGCACGCGTACACACGCGAACACGACCGGTAACTGCAACGCGCGATCAGGCGAAACGCGCATACCGGACGCGGTGCGCGTCGTGACGGGTTCAAACCAGAAGTTCCCATATGGGGACCGGTCGCCGCCATCTGCCTTGATGCGCGAAATGAACATCAGTCAGCGTCCTTTTCTTCTCGATTTGGCACATAAATACCGACCATTCGCGTGACGACTAGCACGATCACGAGCAACAGCAGCCCCGCGAAGATCAGCCCGGCGCCGAGGTTGAGTAGTAACCCGCCAGCAAGCGCCAGAAGCCAGCCGATCAGCAGGCAGATGTTGAAAATGTGTGCGTTCATACCGTCATGAGTTCGTAGTCGTCGCCGATAATCAGGCCGCCCTGCGGGTTCAGGCTCATCAACGTGATGGCATCGAACGCCGCCATGAGCGGGTCAATTTTTGCCGTGCCGCTCGCCTGTTTCGTGATATTCACGGCATTGCCGACAGGCACGACGCGGGCATTACCGACGCACCACGCCATCAATCTCTGGCCGCCGTGCACCAGCACGCCTTCGGCTAACTTCCGCTCGCCCGTCTTGATTGCGCCGGTCATCTTCCAGCCCTGCGAGATGCCGACCACTTTGTCTTCCGGCACATTGGCCTCAACAAGTGCGTCGAGCACGCCACCGATGCCGGCGGGGTCCGCGCCAACCTTATCGAGCAGGCCTGCCGCATGAACGAGCGATACGATGTCCGCGACGTCGCGCACGTCGTCGCCGATTTGCTCGACGACGGTAAGATCACCCTCTTTCTCGAAGTCGCGCAGCATTGGCGCAACCTCTTTGCGACGCTCGAACACAGACGGATGCGCCCAAGCATGCGTCCAGAGCAGCCAGCGCCGCGTCACTTTCTCGCGACCGACGACCGCAAGCCCGAGCAAGTCATCCAGGCCACCGCCGTCAATGCCGACATCGATCACCTCAGATCGCTCAATGAGGTCATCCAGCGTCAGGCCGGGCACCAGTGCTGCCGCCTCCCAGAACTCCGCGCCCGCCCACCGATCCGCACGCAAATTCATGCCGATTTCGACATTTCCGTGCTTCGCGAGGAAGCCGCGGAACGACTCTTCGCCGCCCTGCTGCGCCTTCCTGAACTCGCGCTCGAGGAACTCCTGATCAACCGAATAGCCGAGATTCGGATTGACCATCCCAAGGTTTTCGACCTTGAGATGCTCTTTTGACGCGACCATTTCTGGCGGGTGCTCGAAGATCACCGGCACGAAACGACTGTCTTCGATTTTTCCGTCACGCACATCGCGCGCGTACTGCAGCTTCTGGCGGAACACGCCCGCCGGCGGATCGTCAGACTGGGTGGTCAGGTAGATCACGAAGCCTTCAGGCCGCGATGCCAAACCCCCGATCGCCTCGCGCAGCATGTTCTCGGCGTTCGCCTGCTTGCCGAACAGCCACAATTCATCGACTAGCGTCCCGACACTCTTCTTGCCGCCGACAGTATTCGAATCGGCCGCGACCACTTTCAGCGTCGCGCCGCTGTTCCGGTGCGTGATCGTCTTGATGTGCGTCTGGACCTGCAGCAGCTCGTCGAGGTCTTCGTCGTGCTTCACCATGTCCCGACTCGGACTGAAGCTGTTTTGCGCAACCTCGATCGTCGGCGCCAGAATCGCAAACTCAGCGGACTGCCGCCAGTTGAGGATGACCGCAGTCATCATGATCCCGGCCGCGATCGTCGATTTCGAGTTCTTTTTCGGCAGGCAGATGAACCACTCGGTGATCAGCCGCCGGCCGCTGTCCGGGTCATATGCACCGAAGATCGATGCCACCAGATCGAACACCCATTGCGCGCACGACTCGCCGAACGTCGGGCTGCCTG